CACAAGAATCGTTGAATACATTGTCAAATATTTCATTATTGATTGAATTTAAAGATAAATAAGATTTTATACTTGAATTGAAATCTATTTTAATAGGTTCTTTTTTTTGTTTTTTATTCATAATTAAATGTTCATATTCATCAATTTTAAATAAAGTATTTTTGTTTTTATTGAAAAATTCAGAGTTAGTTAAATATTCTAAATCATCAAATACATTAATTACAAAATTATTTTTAATAGAAAGGAAAGAACCATAATATTCTAATCCATGGTAAAATTGGTAGTTATTTTTTAAAATAGATGTTAAGTAAACAAAAAACCCATCTACATATGCTGTATTATTCACGTCTAGTAATTTTGGATGACAATTGTAGGGGTTATTATCTAAATTGGGTAAAGTATATAATTGATCATCACAAAAATTTATATATTTACCAACTAAATATTTATACGGATCTAATAATGGCGCTAATTTTATGAAAATAGTTTTGTTTTTGATTTCAGCATTTTCTATATTTTTAATACGACATTGAAATATTTTTTTTGTATCGCTGTTAGTATCAATAGAGTTTTTAATATTATACAAATACCATTTATTATTTAAATTTATACTATTATAGTTAGAATTATTAAGCGAGAAAAATCTGTTATAAATAGGTATATAATTTTGCGTTTTAGAGAGAAATAATATATCTGGTTTTTCTAAAGTTTTAAAAAGTTCACTATTTTTCCTTTTAATATAATTAATAGTATCATCATTGTTATTTAATACAGATGGTATATTCATATTATTAGGTAAATAATATATAAATATTATGATTTTTTAACTTATTTTTGGATTTATTAAATATCATAATTTTCTAAAGAATAATTAATTTCACCTAATAATCTAATTACTTTTTTATGATCATCGTCTACGCCTGAACCTATAGTAGTTTCTTTTCCTTCTTGAATTATTAACCAAGGAAAATAAGAATAACAATGATTAAATAATTGTAATCTACTTGTCATCCAATCTGACATATGTAAACAACTTGTGTAAATATTGATTAATTTATTTGCACCGCGATTTGATAAAATATAACCTCCACATAAATATTGTTCATGAACTAAAACCCATTTATAAGTTGGGTGAATTTCTTCAGATGCATTTAAAAAAATACAATCCCATTCATTGTCATCTACATCTTTCCAGAATTGATAAATTTTTTGATAAAATAATTTATCAAAACATGCATCATCTTCTAATATTAATGCATAATCAATATTATTATTTAAAATATATTTCCAAATATTCCAATGAGATTGTGTACATGCTTTTTGGTGTGGAGATAAATAATCTATAAATGTATCTGTTATATTATTGGGGGTAGACGCTGGCGATATAGTAACATTTAAATTTAAGTTATGAAAACGTCTTTTCATACTTTCAAATCTTTGTTTATTTGATGATAAGGATATACAAAATGTATTATTTTCATTGAAAGTAAAAGATTCCATATTTATAATTATTTATAATATATTTGTTTTAAGTTTTTTACAAGATAATAATTTCTAACTTTAATAATAATGTCTTTAGAATTAAAAAAATTTGATATGAAAAGTATTAGTTTTAAGTCAAATGAATCAAAAGGGCCTGTAATTGTTTTAATTGGAAAACGTGATACAGGGAAAAGTTTTTTAGTAAGAGATTTATTATATTATCAACAAGATATTCCTATTGGAACTGTTATTTCAGGAACGGAAGAAGGGAATGGGTTTTATGGTAAGATGGTACCTAGATTATTTATACATAATGAATATAATACTGCTATTATAGAAAATATCTTGAAAAGACAAAGAACTGTTTTAAAACAAATTAAAAAAGAAATGGAAACATATAAAAGAACGACTATAGACCCTCGCGCATTTGTTATTTTAGACGATTGTCTTTATGATAATACTTGGTCACGGGACAAAATGATGCGGCTTTTATTTATGAATGGACGTCATTGGAAGATTATGTTAGTCATAACTATGCAATATCCACTAGGTATTCCACCAACGCTTCGTACTAATATTGATTATGTTTTTATTTTAAGAGAGAATTATATTGCAAATAGACGACGAATATATGATAACTATGCAGGAATGTTTCCAACATTTGAATCCTTTTGTCAAGTAATGGATCAATGTACAGAAAATTACGAATGCCTTGTAATAAATAATAATGTTAAATCCAATAAATTACAAGATCAGGTTTTTTGGTACAAAGCAGAAAATCATAATGATTTTAGATTAGGTTCAAAGGAATTTTGGGAATTATCTAAAAATTATAATTCAGATGATGATGATGAAAAATATGATCCAAATGCAAATAAAAAAAGAGGAACTGGACAAAAAATTAGTGTCAAAAAAACGAAATGGTAGTATTACAAATAAAAATAGTGAAATTAACTTATTAAAAATATAATATAAATAGTATCACAACTATTTATATTATGGAAGATAACAACAATCAAAAAACTGTTTTTGTTCTAGTAACAGACAAAGCTTATATGTACAAAGCTTCTATAACAATCAATGATTTAAAAACAATTGGAAATTGGCACGGAGATATTGTGTTAATTACAATTGATTTTGATTTGGACCATAGTTATAAACTATCTCAAAATGTAATTGAAAAGAAATTTCCTTTAATAGACAAAACACACCTTTTGACTGAAATTGGACAAAATGGATTTTCTAATAGTGATAAGAGAGAAATTAATAAACTAAACCAGTGGGAGAAACTTCATGTTTTTGATGAGTATTTTTTGCAATGGGAGCGTGTTGCATTTTTGGATGCAGGATTACGCGTGTTAGATGACGTTAAATATTTATTAGAATTAGATTATAAAGGCAGTATTTTAGCTCATAATGAACCATTTCTTTTTAAAAATCAATTAAGTTACGACAGTGATGAAAAAATAGCACTTATAAAAAATGATTTTGGAGAGGAAATATTTGATTCAAATTTTATGTTAAATTGTATGTGGGTTTATGATACAACTATTTTAAAAATATGTGACAAACGACAACTTGTAAATGCAATGAACAAATATACTTTGTGCAAAACAAATGAAATGGGTATAATGAATTTATTATTTCATTTCAAATATAAATTATGGAAACCTTTGCCTTTAAAAAATTCTAATGGTAAAACGTTATTTGAATGGTGTGAATTAGTTAACAATTTTCCTACTACGTGGAGAGAATATTGTTTTATTAAATATCCTCTTACTATTGGTTTACATGAAATTCCACAGTTGTAATTTTTTAAAAAAACTCTATTTGAGTATTTGAAGGATTATAACACGTTAACTCATTTGATATATATATATTTTTAATATTTGGTAAAGCAAATACTCTGTAACAAAATACACAATCTTCTTTTCTATAAAATTCTGGTTCTTCTGGAAAGATAACAGAGTTAAAAATAGTTTGTTTTATTGAAACATGTCCATGATGAATCTTTTCATTATCATCATTATATGTTTTAAGTTTAATGCAACCAGAAAAGCATTGTTCTAATGAATTTATTCTTATTTTAATATCACAAGAGTCTATTTTTTTTAAAAACACATTTTGTGGGGTTTCCAAATTTGAATAATTATAATAATTATGTAAAATGATGTCACAACCATGTTCTTTAAATGCATTTAATAGTATTTCTATTCTTTGTGGATGCATTGTATCATCAGCATCTATGAAAGTTACACAATCAACATCTGTTAAAAACGAAGCAGCTATATTGCGATTTTGTGCAGCACTTTTTTTTTCTTCGCTAGTAATTATTTGTAAAGGGAAAGTATATTTTTGTATTTTTTCAAGATATAAATCAAAATCTGTGTTTTTGGTAGATGAACAGCTTACAACAACTTTATCGGGAATATAACTTTGGCTCTGTATTGAATCAAGTAATTTAAGTAACTGGTAAATGTGACCAATAAAAGCTGGTATGGCAACACCAATTTTCATACTATTCTGAGATATAAATATATATTATGAAATATATTTATATTTAAAAATCACATTATATATATATTTTAATTGAATCAATCTATTCTACAGGATCTTTATTTTTTTTAATTGCAAACGGACCACTAAGTAATTCACTTTGACCATAATCGCTTTTACCAACAACTATATTCTCTCCTTCAAATAATTCTGCACGAATATCTGCTGCTGTTATTGATCCATTGATATCATCATTTTTTGTGTTTGTAAAAGAACTTTCTTTTGTACTCATGTTATTAATACCAATAAGATTACCTTCATCATCAATCGTTTGCGTTAAAGCGTTTCCACTCTTTTCTGCTTTTTTCATATTTTCTTCAATAGCTTTTTGTCTAGTTTCTTTTACTCTTTGTTCAAAATTTTGTTTAGCATTAACCTCATTCTTTTGTTTTTCATGCATTAATTGATTTAATTCTTCTTCCATATACTCAACACGACCTGTTTTATAAGCATCTGGATCCCACGGCATCCACAATCCAACTGGACCGACAAAAACATCGTGGTTTGGATCCACTTCTCTTAATAACTTGCATCTTATTTCAGCTTCTTCCATAGTTGGATAAACACCTCTTATTTTAATACCTCTTGTACTTGTTTGGAAGTTATATTCCATTCCAAATAATTTATCCAATTCTTCTTCATTGTTATCTAAAAATGTTTTATAGTCATCTTCCATGGATGATTTTGCAAGCTCTTCCTTCTCTTCTTTTACAAATTCTTTAAAATCATTTGAAATGTCATCAAATGATAAATGATATTTATATGAAATGAAATTTAAAAACTGAACAAATTTTTCCATTGATTTATTAACATCCCATTTCTTTAGGAATTCTTCAAAGTAAAAAAGTTCTTTTTGCTTGATAATTTTTTCTGGTGAAACAAATGAAATACATGCAAATTTTTGTCCTGCAATAGGTTTATCCTCTTCTAAAAGATCAACATATTTACTATTAGGATTGTTTTGACTATCAACCTTTCTCTCAAAACCTGTCTTTACTGGTTGATTACTTGGATCTCTTTTTTTCCCTTTGGAATTTTTACTATTCATTTAATTTATAATATTTAGTAAACTTTAAGTTTTAATATTAAAATAATATTTTTTTCTTTCTAATTAATATAATGGAAGGTATAATAAACGTTGGTGAATTAGTTAAAAGAATTATTAAATATTTAGTAGAAGGTTTAATGGTAGCTATTGCAGCTTTTGCCATTCCAAAACGTTCTTTAAATATTGAAGAAATAGTTCTAATTGCTTTAACTGCTGCTGCTACTTTTAGTATTCTTGATACATATATTCCAACTATGGGAGTTACTGCTCGTTCAGGTGCTGGTTTCGGTATTGGTGCTAACTTGGTAAAATTCCCAGGTGGATTTTAAACGAGTGAACATGTACAATAATTGAATCATTTTATATATATTTTAAATCTTATATTTTAAACTATATAAAGATTACAAAAGTTATTATTATTATTATTATTACACGATTCCAACATAAGATGTCAAATTTTGAAATTATTGAAAACCCCTCAACGAAAATTATAGATTGTTTTATTTTTTACAATGAAATGGAATTGTTAACATACAGATTGAATATATTGAATGATGTTGTAGATTATTTTATACTTGTAGAATCTACTCATACTTTCATTGGAAAAGAAAAAAAGTTATTTTTTAATGAAAACAAACATTTATTTGAAAAATTTAATGAAAAAATTATACATATTATAGTAGATGATTTTCCATATAAATATCCTAACATAGATATATCTAAATCTCAACAATGGATAAACGAAAACTTTCAAAGAGATCAAATAAAAAGAGGCCTTGACAAATTAGATTTAAATGATGAAGATATAATAACAATAACTGATTTAGATGAAATTCCGGATCCTAATACATTATTAAAAATTAAAAATAATGAAATCACTGTTGACATCAATATTTTAAAAATGGATTTTTATTATTATAATTTGAATACAAAATTACAAGAGGAATGGCATAATGCTAAGATATTATCATTCCAAAAGTTTAATGAATTATCAATATCGTGCAGTACTATAAGATTTTATAATAATTGTAAAATTATTGATAACGGTGGTTGGCATTTATCTTATTTTGGTGACAGTAAATTTATTAAAAATAAGATAGAACAGTTTTCGCACCAAGAATATAATAATGATTATTATACAAGTATAGAAAAAATTGAAAAACGAGTGAATAATTTTAATGATTTATATGACAGAAATAATCATAATATGAAATTATCTATAAAAGATAATTATTATTTACCTAGTGAATATGAAAAATACTTGAGTAAATTTATTGTTGAATAACAAAATATGCGTAATAATTAAATTAAATTATATTATATTTATTTATAATATAATGCCTGTAAAAAAGAGTAGAAAATCATATCAAAACAAAAGAACTAGCAAGAGTAAAAAAAGAGTGACACGAAAAACATATATAAAAAAACATATGAAGGGTGGAAATTTTGGAGGAAATTGCCCTGACCCTAATTTTTCTATTTACAATACTAATCTTTTGAAATTATTTCCTTATTCAACCTTTGGGAAAGGTTGATCAAAAAAAATAATTAGAAATAGTTGTAGATTTGGCTCCACCTTTTCTAAAGGTGGAAAAGGTGGAATTATATAGTCGGTATAAATTCCCAATTCAATTCTGCACATATTTTTTTCCAAATATTATCTTGTTCTACACGTTTTTCTTTATCTTTTAACATTGGGAAATGTTCTAAATATTGTATTTCGCCTAATAACTCACATAATTTATATGCTGTATAATAATAATTCAAAAAATTGACTCTATCATCTGGACAAAATTTTGAATACGGTGATTGTAATTCAATAAATAAATTACACAATGTTTCTTCTAATTCACTAGACATTATAGGCGGTTTAATACCTAATTTATTTTTAATAAATGGAATATGCTCGTAATATTTATTATATCCCAATTTTTTTAAAATCTCTTTGGTTTTTATATTTGTAATTTCACTTAATTCAATACGTTCTTTTTTTATTTGTAATTTTATATTTTCAATAACATCGTGTGGAATTTGTGTTGTTTCTTTGCCTTGAAATTGAGATAATATTTCTTTAAAATGGTTAATTCTTTTATAAGCATAAAAACAGACTTCTTTTGGAGGTTCTTTGTAAGATGGTTTTTCATTTTCTATTAAATATGGAACATATCTATAACATGAATTGCACATAAGTACACCTTCATCTTCTAAGGGTAACAGTTCTCCTTTGTGGCAAAATTTACATATATCTGTTGGATATATATATGCATTCATATCTAGAAATATATCGTCAATATTTGAAAGATATTTTTGAACAATATTATTACCTAGTTCATGTTTATTTTCCTCAGTAGACGGTTCTTTAATTTTAAAAAATTGGTTTAGTATTATATTTTTATTATTTTTTTTATTATTATTTGAAGTACTTGATTCTTGATTAGATATATTTTTTTTATTTTCAAAATATTCAAAAATATATTTTGAGTTATCTAAAAAATACTGTTTTTTTTTATTTTTTAATTCTTTTATTTTTGAATTAATTTTTTTTAATTTATCTATTAATTCTAGTTTCAATTCAATATTGATTTCTTGATTATTTAGTTGATTCTTAATAAGATTTTTTTCATTTTCTAATGTAGGTATTCTATTATTTTCATCCTTAGCAAACTCATTTATAAATTCTTTATGTTTATTATCTAATGTTACTGCATTTTGTTTATTATACTTGATTTTTTTAATTGTTTTTGGCTTAAAAGATGGCATCAGATTAAAATACTTTAAATTAAGATATAATATTTATTTAATTTAAAATAAATATATATTATTTAATATTACTACCATAGAAGATTTAAGTTATATTACATCTTTTCTCATTTAAAATGGGCGTTTTAAATGAGAAAAGGTGTAAATAAACAAGTTTAAAAAAAGTAATATTTTTCTAGAAAATAAGTAATGGATTTAACAATAAATCTAGAAGAATATTTAGAAAATAACAACATAAAAATTAATCCAATCATTTTTAAAAAAATGAATTTAATTTATAATGCATTAGAAGAGGGTTGGAGTATAAAAAAATTAAATACCTCTTACATTTTTACAAAAAAACATGAAAATAAAAAAGAAATT